CGCGATGTGGACGCTCGGATTCAATGGCGTCATCGCCGAGAGCATTCCACGCGAGCTGTGCCCGGAGGTCAACACGGCTGGTCCGGCCTCGGGCACGCTGTTCATGCAGGCAATCTATCTGCAAGCCGGGCAGCTGATCAGCAACATCGTCCTCTTTAGCGCAACCACTGCTGCGGGCACGCCGACAAACTACAATGCGGGCCTCTATGACGTGAATCGCAACCTGCTGGCGCAGGGCACAAACAAGACGACCGAGGCGTGGGCAGCGAACACGCAGAAGACCTTCCCGCTCACTGCGGCCTATCGGGTGCCGACCTCCGGGCTGTACTACATTGGCTACTACATGACCGCCACAACAGTGGCCACGCTCAAGGGCGGCACTGCGAAGACGGGCGGCCAGCTGGCCTCGACGGCGCCGGCGTTGCACGGCACGTCATCGACCGGCCTGACGACGACGCTGCCGAACCCTGCCGCAGCGATCGCTGGCGGAACCGCCAATCTCTACGTTGCGGTGAGCTGATATGGCGAAGGTGGGGCTGTTCAGTCCGAAGGTCGCCGCGACTGGATGGTTTCCGCGCACCGACAGCGGAAGCTGGTTTCATCGCGCCTTCATCGCGGGGGCAGCCCCGGCCGGTGGTGGCGCGGTTGAAACCGACACCTTCACAACGGCGAGTGATCAGATCCTCACGGACTATGCGCCGTCCGAGTGGGCTGCAGTGCAGGGTCAGTTCAGTGTCGCTTCCGCCACGGACGATGCCTACCCATCGGCCTCAGCCACGGAGTGCTGCGCCCGTCGGATCGGCACGTGGTCGAACGATCAGTATGCCGAGATCGAGCTGAGCGCGTTCGGAACCGGCGGTGACCCACACATTGGGCCCGCGGTGCGCTGCTCCTCGAGTTCGGTCTCGTATTACGCGCTCTACGTAGGGTTTGCGTATAACGAGATCTATCTGCTCAAGCTGGTGAGCGGCACGTACACCGTGATCGACTTTGGGTCGATCACGGGCCTCGGGATCGGAGCTGGCGACGTCCTGCGTCTAGAGGTCGAAGGATCGACCTTGAGGCCGCTGTTGAATGGCGCGCCGTTCCCCTTGGTGTTCGATGCGACATACACGGATACCGACCTTGCCAGCGGTGCGCCCGGTCTCGCAGGCTACTCCACTGGTACGGCCGTCCGCGGCGACAACTGGGAGGGCGGCGACCTCGGTGCGGGTGGCGCTGCCACGGTCGCACCAGCCGGCATCAGCGGGGCTGAAGGGTTTGGGGTTCCGGCGCTCTCCGTGGCGATCGCGCTCACGGGGATCTCCGGAGCCGAGGCCTTTGGAACTCCAACGGTCAGTGCAGCCGCTGCGACGATCGCGCCAACCGGCATCGCCAGTGCTGAGGCCTTTGGAGCGCCTAGCGTCAGTGTTGCAGTTTCTGCAACAGGGATAGCCAGCGGCGAAGCTGCCGGTGTCCCGAGTGTGGCGCCGCAGGTTGCGCCGACGGCGATCGCGGGCGCTGAGGCGATCGGTGCGCCCACGGCTTCCGGGTCGATCGCGCCGGCGGGTATCGGATCGGGTGAGACGCCTGGCACCCCGAGCCTGGCGGCCACCGTGAGCGCCACGGGCATCTCCGGGGCAGAGGCGATCGGCCAACCAACCGTGGGCGGAACACCCGCAACGGTGTCGCCAACGGGCATCTCCAGTGCAGAGGCGATCGGCCAACCGAATCTGTTCGCGGTCATCGCGCCTGCAGGTGTTGGATCCGCCGAAGGCCTGGGTGCTCCATCGATTGGAGCGATGGTCAGCACGTCCGGGATCGCGAGCGCTGAGGCCGTGGGATCTCCGGCCGTGGTGTACATCCTGACGCCAACGGGGATCGGGTCAGGTGCGATCGTTGGGCAGCCGAGTGGCGGAGCCGGTGCGTCGCCAACAGGCGTCGCCGGCGCCGAGGCCTTCGGAGCGCCAGGCCTCAGCGCGAACGTCAACATGGCCGGCATCTCTGGTGCCGAGGCCTTCGGCTCTCCGATCGTCGGGGGATCGGCGGCCGTCATTCTTCCGGTCGGGATCTCGGGGGCCGAAGCCTTTGGGTCGCCGACCATTCTTGTGAGCATCGCGCCAACGGGAGTGGCTGGCGCGAGCGCGATTGGAGCGCCTGCCGTTCTCGTGGCGATCGTGCCCACCGGCCTCGCCGGAGCTGAGGCCTTTGGCTCTCCGACTGTGGCCGGAGCGGCGGCCCTCATCCAGCCTACCGGGATCCCGAGCGGGCAACAGATCGGCGTGCCTGGCGTCGTGCCTGCGCTCAGCATCACAGGGTTTGCCGACGTCGATGGATTCGGGATCCCGGACTTGGTGTGGGTGGCCTTTGTCAGCAGCGGGGTTCGCGGGCCAACCGGGGCCGCCGTGCTAATGAGCAAGCGGGGAGCAGCGGCAGTTGGCCATGAGACCGGAGCCGTTCTCCGGACGTCTGCCAGGCGCGGCGCAGTCAGAGGATCTGAGACGTCCGCCACTTCTGGTGGTGGGGCAACGCATTCGGAGGAGACCTGATGGCATTCAGCGATTTCGTGATCAAAGAGGGAGATCAGTTGCCGGCGATCGAGGCGACGCTTACCGATGGAGACGGCCAACCCGTCAACCTGGCGGGCGCAGCGGTGACGTTCAGCATGCGAATGGTGGACGCTGATGTCCACAAGATCAGCGCTGCAGCCGCACCCGATGCGGACCAGAACGCCAACCCAGGGCTGGTGCGGTACGTCTGGCAAGCCGGTGACACCGACACGCCTGGCGTCTACCGGGCAGAGTGGGTGGCCACCTTCACGGGCAAGCCGGAGAGCTTCCCGAACAGCACGTACCAGGTCGTGAAGATCACGGCCAAGCTGGCCTAGGCGAGTTGGTTGCGTTCCGGGAAAACCGATGTTAACCTATGCGCCGTAGGGACCTGAACGGATAACCCTTTTCAAAGTTCGGCGACGCGCGACCATGGCAAAGCGTCCCAACCCGGCCGGCACGGGGGAGCAGGTGGAAACCCTGCACTAACACAGGCGTCAGCGTAAACAGCGCGCCATCTCGCAAGAGGTGGCGCGCTGTTTCGTTTTGGGTGAAGCATGGAGCTTGAGTACAAGAGCACGCCGGCGGAATTCAAGGCAGGGGAAGACGGCACCTACGAGGGCTACTTCTCGATCAAGGGCAACGTCGATGACGGCGGCGACATCATCCACGATGGTGCCTTCGCCAAGACGCTCTCCGAGAGAGCCTCGCGGATCAAGGTGCTGATGTACCACGACTGGTCGCGCCTGGTCGGTCCAGCGCCGGAGGTCCTCAAGGAGGACAGCAAGGGCCTGTACGCCAAGGGCCGGCTCAGCGTCAACACCTTCTATGGTCGCGAGACCTACGAGCTGATGAAGGATGGCGCGCTCAACGAAGGCTCGATCGGGTACTACACCGTGAAGGCAGACTACGGTGCAGACAGCGGACAGTCGGTCCGGCACCTGCGCGAACTGGCCCTGTACGAGATCTCGTTCGTTCCGCTCGGCATGAACCCGCTCACTGAGGTGGGCGTGATCAAGAGCTTGATGGGCGGAGACCAGGCCGACAAGGACGAGGCCTTCGAGCGGATCCTGCGCGCGATGGCCGGTCTACAGGGCCAGGCCACGAAGGCCGGGCGTGTGCTCTCCAGCACCAATCTGACGCTGGCCAAGAACGCACTTGGAGCGGCCCAGGAACTGGCCGACCTACTTGAGAAGCTCATCGCAGCCGCCGAGGGGGATGACGGAAAAGCCATCCGCCTGGCACTGCAGCAAAGACGGCGAGCCGCCGAGCTGGCACTCGCGATCAACCGATAACGAGGAGACGACCATGGATCAGAATGAGAAGCGGTTGCGCGAGGAAGCCGCGAATGCGCATGAGCAGGGCAAGGCCTTGCTGGCGCAGTTCGAAGGCAAGGCGCTGCCCGAAGCGACGTCGAAGCAGATCGACGCCTTCTTCGACGAATGCGAGAGCAAGCTGGAAGAGGCGCGGCGCTACGAGAAAGCCCGCCAGCTGGACACGCACCTGAACAAGCCGGCCGATGGCGCTCGGCTGCCGGCGCCGGCTGGCGGCTCGAAGACCGGTGAGATCAGCCTCCAGGAGAAGGCCTTCAACAAGGCGCTGCGCAAGCAGGACCTCACGCCCGAAGAGTCGAAGGCCTTGCAGGCCGGTGACGACTCGGCTGGCGGCTACCTGCTGGCCCCGACGTCGTTCGCGCAGGGCCTGCTCAAGTTCGTGGACGACCTGGTCTACATCCGCCAGCTCGCCACGGTGGAGCAGATCACCCAGGCGGAGAGCCTCGGGTACCTGGCGCTGGATGCCGACCTGGCTGACCCCGAGTGGACGGTCGAGCTGGACACCGGCCCGGACGACACGGTGAAGCCCTTCGGCAAGCGCGTGCTCACGCCGCACCCGCTGGCCAAGCAGGTCAAGATCAGCAACACGCTGATCCGCAAGAGCACCCGGCCGATCGAGCAGATCGTGCAGCAGCGCCTTGGCTACAAGGTGAGCACGACCCAGGAGAAGGGCTTCCTGGTTGGCGACGGCGCGCAGAAGCCGCTGGGTGTGTTCGCCGTGGACCCGAACGGCGCCGGCATCCCGACCACGCGTGACGTGACCTACACGCAGACGGACGACAAGACCAAGTCGGACAGCTTCATCGACGCCAAGTACTCGCTCAAGGCGCAGTACCAGATGAGCAAGTCCACCCGGTGGATCATGCACCGCGACCTGGTCAAGACGGTGCGCAAGCTGCGCGACGGCAACAACCAGTTCCTGTGGCAGCCAGGCCTCGGCCTGAGCAACGACTTCGGCGGCGCGCCGATGCTGCTGGATGTGCCGGTGCTGATGAGCGAGTTCGCTCCCAACACCTACACCTCCGGCCTGTATGCCGCGCTCCTCGGCGACATCTCGTTCTACGGGATCGTCGATGCGCTGAACATGCAGCTGCAGGTCGTGCGCGAGCTGTACGCCCGCACCAACCAGACGGGCTACATCGTCCGCGCCGAGACGGACGGCATGCCGCTGTTGGCTGAGGCCTTCGCCCGGCTCAAGTGCGCCTGATCGCGATTGCGCGATCTCGGCGACGAAGAGGAGACTGACACATGGAATACAAGACCAGCCACACCAAGACGGTGCGCGCGATGAACGCCACGGTGGTGGGCACGACCACGCTGACGACGTCCCCGATCGACACGGCGGGCGCGGAAGCGGTGCGCTGCATCGTTCTGTTCGGCACGATCACCGATGGCCCGCCCTCGATCAAGGCGCGCCAGGGCAAGCAGTCGAACATGTCGGATGGCGCCGACCTGGCCGGGACGGCCGTGGCCGAAGCGATCACGGACGACAACAAGATCGCCATCGTGGACATCGTCCAGCCGCGCGAGCGGTATGTGGACTTCCAGATCGTTCGCGGCGGCGCCACGGGCTGCGTGATCGACGGGGTGATCGTGGAGCTCTACTACACGCGCGTCAGCCCGATCACCCAGGACGCCACGGTGGCCGCGTACGAGAAGTGGCAGAGCCCCGAGGAGGGCACGGCCTGAGCGGGGATGAGTGACGGTGGGAGTGGGTAAGCCTGGCGGCGCGATCGCGCCGCCAGGCCCCACGATCGCCGGCTCTGAGGGATCACCTCACAATGAGCCTCTTGACCGTGGATGACGTGCGGGCCCGCATCAGCACATCGCTCAAGGACGACGTGCTGCAATCGCTGATCAACAGCGAGGAAGCCGCTTTGGTGCGGCGCCTCGGGCCCGTCTATGCGCCGGCTACGCCGATCGTCGAGAACATCGCCGGCGTCGGCGGATCCGTCTTCCTCCGCCGGCGCATCTCCACGGTCTCCTCGGTCACCGAGGCCATCGGCGCCGGCGACACGCCGGCGGCCGTGGCGGCCAGCGGCTACAAGATCTGGGCGGACGAAGGACGCCTGGAGCGGTTGCCGCGGGGCGCGAAGTGGGGCGAGGATGTAGCGGTGACCTACCTGCCGATGGACGATCGCGCCGAGTGGCGCGGTGCGCTCATCCTGTTGGTGACCATGGCGCTGGACTTCAAGGCGCTGCAGTCTGAGAGCGTGGGCGGCGAGTACTTTTATCAGCAACGCCCCAACCCGGAGCTCGATCGCGTGCGCGTGCTGCGCCGCCTCGGGTTCTTGAACATCTAAGCGAGGACGTATGGCAACTCTGACGGTTCAGGAAGTGGCGCGCACCGGCCTGGCGCCGACGTACGGAGCGGCCGCCGGCGGCGGCGATGCCATCCCGAACGATGGCCGGACGATGCTGCACATCAAGAACGGCGGCGGCGCGAGCATCAACCTGACAGTGGTCACTCAGGCCACGGTGCTGGGCAACGCGGTGGCCGATGACGTCATCGCGGTACCGAACGGCCAAGAGCGCATGGTGGGGCCGTTCCCGCCGGGGGTCTACAACGACGTCAACCAGCTGGTGCAGCTGACCTATAGCGGTGTGACGACCGTGACGGTGGCCGCGATCCGCCTGCCGTGACCGATGTCCATCGACACTCACCTGATCCATGCGTGCACGGTGCAGCGGGCGACGTCGGCCCCCGACGCTTACCGCAACGCCAGGCGCACGTGGACGGACCACCTCAAAGGGGTTCGCTGCCGCCTGGTCTCGAAGGCGCAGCGGGTGATCAACCGGGATCAGACGGCCCAACTCACGGTGGTGACGACCTACACGCTGCTGCTGCCGCGGGACACCGACATCATCCCGGACGATCGGGTGACGATGACGGACACGGGTGACGACTATGCGGATTCCGGGCCGTTCCGAGTGGCAGCGGTTCTGCCACGGCGATCGACGGCGTTACACCATGTGAGCGTGGCGCTCGAGAGGGTGAACTGATGATCCAGTTTGTGCTGTACATGACGCAGGACCAGATGGACCAGCTCAACGCCGCCGCGGCCGCGGCCGGGGCTCCGTCCCTGCATGAGTATGCGATGGGTCGCATCGGGATCGGCCAGGCACAGACCTCGCCGGCTCCGATCGTGAGATTCCCGGCGGAGCTGGAGACCAAAGCGGACGCTGAGGTGGCGGCCGCCGAGACCGAGGTGACCAGTGACCAGCAGCCTGCTGTGGCGCGGCGACGAACTCGAGGATGAGCTGGCGCGGCGGCTGAGCGCCGGCCTGGCCGAGATCGGTCTGAAGATCGAGCTCGAGGCCAAGCGCGAGCTGCAGCCTGGCCACGGCGTGCTCACGGGCACGCTGCGCCGCTCGATCCATTCGGCGGTGTCGGACTACAACTTCGCCGGCGACGCCCCGCACTTCGCCAGCGCAGCCGCTGCTCGAGCGGCATGGAAGGGATCTGGGTTCAAGAAGGGCAACAAGAAACCACAGATCCCGGAGATGGGCGGGAACCTGCCAGGCGTCAAACGGGAAGGGCGCTACCTGGCCGTGGCAGTCGGCAGCGGGCTTCAGTATGCGATGGCCGTGCACCAGGGCCATCACAGCTTCGGCGGATACCACTACATCCACAACGCCCTGGAGAAGGTGGAGCCGCAGGTTGATTCGATCCTGCAGAGGCACGTGAATGGTTGACCCGCTCGAGGCTGCGATCGCGCTGACGGCAACGGATGCCGACCTGGTCGCCATGGTGGGCAACCAGGTCGCCGGTAAGCACAAGTTCGGCGACGGCTGGGCGCATCCCAGCAAGGCTGTGCAGCTGCGACTGGATGGCGGTCTGCCCGATCTCTACACGCCGCGCCAGGTGGTCCGTCTGGAGCTGCGCTGCTACGGAGAGAGCCAAGCCGATGCGGCCGCCGTCTACGGCGCCATGGTGGCGCTGAGCCGGCGCACCGATCGGGCGCGGATCACGACGGGCGGAGGAGTGGCGCTGGTGTACTGGCTGATCTTCACGTCTGGACCGAGCCTCTTGGTGGATCCGGACGTGGGAGTGGATTACGTGTTGGCGTTCATGGAAGCCTCGGTGTCCGAGGTCGACGTGCCTTAGTGGAGGATCTCTATGTCTGCAACTGAACCCTTTGGCCAGCTCACTGGCTCACTGCAGGTCTGGGTCGCGCCGCGGCCCACGGCTGTGCCGGCGGTCAACGCTACACCCAGCGGCAGCTGGTACCTGTTCGGCGCGACCGACGGCGGCCAGAAGCTCAAGCATGGCGGCAAGCTCAAGTTCTGGCGCGATGACGACCACCAGGGTCCGTCGCTCTCGCGTCGGCCTGAAGAAGACGTGATGCTGACCTTCACGCTGGTCAACGCCGTGCTCGAGAACTACGCGCGGATGATGCACAACGTGGCCAACCTGGTCAGCGTGGCGGGCCCGCCGGCGACGCGCACGATGTACCTCAAGCGCGGCGCCGTGCCGAGCGAGTACTCGATCTTCCTGCGCGGCACGGTGCTCTCGCCCTACGGCGCGTTCCCGGGCGGCTACTACATCCCGCGCATGGTCTTCGACGGAGAACCCGAGGCCGCCTTCGCGAAGGACGGCCGTGTCGGGTTGGAGTGCCAGCTGGTGGCGCTCGAGGACGACACCTACTCGGATGCACAGAAGATGGGTTGGTTGGTGGTCCAGACGAGTTGATGTAGGCTGACTCAGGTCATCTTTCACAAGGAGCCTATCATGCCAAACCTGAACTTCGCAGACATCAAGCCGAAAGCCGACACCTTCACCGACGAAGACGGAAAGCAGTACGAGTTCCTGAGCGGCGCAACCTTCGGGCCGATCGAGGTCGCCAAGGTCAACAAGCTGCAGCAGGAGTTCAATCGTCTGAACAAGCTGGCTGGATCCGGCGGTGCGGGCGCGCTGACGGCCGCCGAGAAGATGCTGGCCGTCTCCAGCAATCTCCTGGCCATCATCCTGCCCGGCCTGCCTAAGGCGCGCCGCGACAAGTTCACCGCCGGCCAGACGCTCTCGGTGCTTGAGTTCTGGACAAAATCAGCCGGGGCGCAGCGACGTCCGCCAGCGGGCGTCCCGGCCGTCGCCAGGCGGCGGAGCAGGCCTTCGCGCAACTAGTCCGCTTCTACGGTCTGGATCCGGAGCGACTGCTGGCCTACCCTTATTGGATGGTGGCGGCTCTGTACCGGCAGATGGCCGGTGTGCGGGCGGAAGAAATGCTGAGCGGGATCGTGGTGGCGATGGCTCCGAACCTGGAGCCGCGCGATCGTCAGAGTGTGATCGATCGGTTGGAACGTCTCCTTCCGGAGCCCGAACCAAAACCGGAAGTTATGGCGAAGCGGCGGGTGAAGCGAGATCCCGCCAAGGCGCGCGAGGACTTCGAGCAACTCGGCGCCATCGTGGAATAACACAAGCCCAAGAACGGGCGGGCATGCCCGCCCGTTCTTGTTGAAGCGTTAGCGTAACAAGCGCGCTGTCCCTCATCCGAGGGGCAGCGCGCTTTCTTTTGTCCATGGGCAACTTCAGCCTCGGTGAAGCAGTACTTGGCACAAAGGTCGATCTCACCGGCCTTGGCCAAGGGCTGTCCCAAGCGGAGAGCAAATCGCGTGGCGCTGTTGGAACGCTGACCGGCTTCCTGCAGAACGCCCTAAGCACAGCCACGGGCTTCCTCATCTCGAACGTCGTCAACGCGGTTGGATCCGCGATCGGCGGCGTGACGGATTCCATGATCGGCGGAAACGCCGAGTTCGAACGCTACAACGTTCAGTTCGGCGTGCTCCTTGGATCGGCTGATGCTGCCCGGGAGCGCATCGATGAACTCGCCCAGTTCGGAGCTCGAACGCCATTCGAGCTGCCGGAAGTCGTAAGGGCCGACAAGGTCCTGCAGGCCTTTGGCCTTCACGCCGAAGACGCCAAGGATCGCTTCGGGTTTGCCGGAACTGAGATCCGCACGATCGCCGGCGACGTCGCTGCCGGCACCGGCGCCTCCTTCGAAGAGATCTCCACCTACCTCGGAAAGTTTGCGAGCGGTGCAACCGGTGAGGCTATCTCCCGGATGCAGGAGCTCGGCATCGTCACTCGGCAGCAGCTGAGCGACATGGGCCTCGAGTTCTCGAAGAGCGGGCAGTTGATGAGCCCAATCGACGAGAGCATGGAAGTCCTTCTCGCCGCCATGCAGGACAAGTTTGGCGGAATGATGGACGCGCAGTCTGGCACGTTCGAAGGAATGATGTCGAACCTGCAGGACTGGATGGGGCAGGCCGGGCGCGTGCTGGGACAGCCGATCTTCGAGATCCTGAAGGACAAGCTCGGCGCGTTGCTGGCCTTCCTGGGCAGCGACGATGTGAAGAACGCCATGACGTTCGTGGCCGACCAGGTCGGTCAGACGCTCAACGTCATCATCGGCGGGATCGAAAGCCTGATCAGCGGAGATCTAGGCGAGGCCCTCGAGGGTCTGGGCGAGCTCGACTGGTTCAACGCCATTCGCAGCAGCCTCGGCATTACCGGCGATCAGTTCTACGAGTTCACCGGAAGGGCACAAGAGGCGTTTACCCAGCTGCAGAGCCTGGCGGCTGATTTCTCCGCGGGCTTCGCAAGCGCGATGAGCAGCCCGGCAGTGCAGGCGTTGGGTCAGGCGCTGAGCGACCTTGGCGCGGCCGCCGGAAATGCGTGGACGCAGATCTCGGCAGCCTTTGGACAGATCGGCGCGCAAACCAATGTCACCTTCCCCACGATACAGGAGATCGTCGTTGGGGTTGTCAGCGTTGTGGCTTGGTGGCTAACCTCGATCGCCAATCACATCACCACCTTCGTCATCCCGACGTTCGTGGCGATCGTGCAATGGGTCGCGGCCAACTGGCCGCAGATCCAAGCCACGGCCGCGCAGGTCTTCAGCCAGGTACAGACGATCGTGGCGGCCGTCGTGGACTTCATCCTCACGGTGGTGATCCCTGCGGTCCAGCAGCTCGTGGATTGGATCGTCACCAATTGGCCGCAGATCCAAGCCACGGCCCTGGCGATCTTCAGCCAGGTGCAATCCACGGTGCAGTCGAGGATCGATGCTGTCAACAACATCATCACCTCGGTGCTTGGGGCCATCCAGACCTTCTGGGATACCTGGGGCGGGACGATCAAAGCGATCGTCGACACCGTCTTCACCAACATCAAGAACCTGTGGAACGTCTTCAGCGCGGCCTTCAAGGGCGACTGGTACACGTTTGGCCAGAACCTGCGCACCTACATGGACGAAGCCTGGGAAGGCGTCAAGAAGGTCTTCTCCAACGCGATCGAGGGTCTGAAGAAATCATTCGGAACCATGTGGACCAACCTGACCACGGCGACAACAGACGCTATGGACGGGATCAAGAACCTGGACTGGGGAGCTCTCGGAAAGTCTGCCTTGGACGGCATTGTGGCCGGCGTGAAGGCCAACGTGCAGGGGTTGATCGACGCCGTTGTGGGCGCGGCTCGGGCCGCGATCGATGCGGTGCGAGGCTTCCTGGATGCTCACAGCCCATCTGAGAAGACGCGCTTCGAGATCGGCCAGCCGTTTGGCCAGGGCATTGTGCGCGGCATCCTCGACCTGGTGCCCGGGATCCGCGAGGCCGGTTCTGTTGCTGGCCAGATGGCCGTGGCGAGCGCGTCGTCGGTCACGAACAGCACCAGTTTCAGTGCCACTTATGCCTATCGAGATGAGGTGAGCCTGATGGATGACGTCCGGTTCTACGACACGGTGCGGGGGGTGGCCTGATGTCGTCCTTCACCCAGCTCTACATCGTGCGCAACGGTGTGGCCAAGCAGATCGATGACGCCGTGGAGTGGCTGCGCGGCGGCGACGATGGCTTTGGCCTGCCTGATATCGAGCCCATCAGCGAGAGCGGACCCAACCAGGATGGATCCACCGACAAGGGCTTCCGGCTCAAGCCGCGGGTGATCAACCTGGCCCTCAAGGGTTTCCCGGCTGAGCGTGGCGCCGCCTATTGGGACTTCCGCCAGACCTGGCTGAAGACCTTCAAGCCAACCAACATCCCGACGATCCTGCGAGTGGTCTCGGGGTCGATGGTGCGCGAGATCCTGGTGAAGACCGTGGCCGGCTCAAAGCTGCCACGCAAGCAGGGCCAGGGCCTGGTAATCGAGGATGGCGTACAGCTGCTCGCCCACGACCCGACCTGGTACGACCCGGCCGGCGTGGCGCTGTCGTTCTCCGGAGGCGCCGGCGGAACGGGCACGCCTGTGCCCCTCATCGTCCCGGTGACGGTTGGCGCGAGCTCGGTCAATGTGTCGGTGGCCCATGCCTACACAGGCACCTGGCGCACGTTCCCGCTGATCCGCATCACGGGGCCCATCACTGATGCAGTGATCCTGAACGCCACCACGGGTAAAAAGCTCTCGCTGATTGGATCAACGATCAACGCCGGAAACTACATCGAGATCGACACGCGCTTTGAGGCCAAGACGGTGATCGACCAGGCCGGCGCGAACCAGATCTCGCGCCTCACCAGCGACAGTGATCTGGCAGGTTGGGCCATCGAAGCGGATCCGGAGGCGCCCGATGGCATCAACAATCTCACGGTGACCGGCTCGGCGGCCAATGCGGCCACCAAGATCGACATCACCTATTTCCGCCGGTTCATCGGCATCTAGTAGGAGAAACCATGGCACAAAAGTCTTTCTTATGGACCACCGGCGGGGCAGGTGATGGCGCCTCGACCTATACGCGGTCTGATCTCTCGGCGCTGTTCGCGGTGCTGTCGGCCGTGCATGCCCATGAGGGTGTCGCGCCAAGCTACCTGAACGCGCTCGCCGCGACGATCCCGGCCGCAAACACGGTGCGCCTCAACACCGGCGGGGCCGTGGTGGATGGCAAGGGCTACGTGAATGACGCGAGCCTGGACATCAACATCCCGAGTGCCATCGGCGCCGGCAACACCCGCATCGATCGCATCGTGCTGCGCGCGGACTGGACAGCCCAGACCGTGCGAGCCATCCGGATCGCGGGTGTGGATGCAGCTACCCCAACCGCGCCGGCGATCACCCAATCGGCCGGGGCCACCTACGACATCACTCTCTACCAGGTGACCGTGAACACCTCTGGCACGGTGACGGTGACAGCCGATGAGCGCACCCTTGGCCGGATCCAAACGGCGGGCATCGCCGATGACGCGGTGACCGCTGCCAAGATCGCGGCGGGCGCAGTGAATGCTTCGGAGATCGGCACTGGGCCCGTTGTGGGTGCCAGGCGAGTGGGCGGGGATCCCACCACATGGACCGTGCAGGGGTCAACCCTCTACGATATCTCCGGCCTGAAGCTGCGGGTGGTGATGGGCCTGGTTGACGTCACGGCCAACAACAACACGGATGGATCGGTCAACATCGACGTGACCGCCGCCGGATTCTCCCAAGCGCCAATGGTGGTTGCCAGTCCGCGAGGCACGAGCGGTTGGCAGCTCTCCGCCTGGGCGTCGAGCAATGCGACCACCCTGATCATCGGCGTGCAGAACAACTCAGGGGCGACGCGCACCGTGACCGTCAGCTTCATTGCGATCGGCCTGGTCCCGTGATGATCACACGACGCGCGTTTCTGCAGATCTCGGCGGCCGCCACGGCCGGCCTGGCGGCCGCTCCCTGGCTGAGCCAGGCGCCGGCGGCCGCCCAGATGCAGCCCGTGGCGGCCTGTGGCATGAGCGTGCCGATGGCGGTTCCGCTGGAGATCCTGGAGAGCTGTCCTGCAGGCGAGGCGACGGCCACCGACACGCTGGTTCCGACCATGACTGCTTCACTCACGGCTACCCTGACGGCCACGGCCACGCAGACGCTGACCGCAACGCCCACTGAGACAGCGACGCCGAAGCCCACGGGAACGGCTACCGCCACCAACTCGCCGGCGCCGGAGCCTGAGCTCATCTATCTACCTGTAATCATGGAGGATTAGGTGGGCGCCGAATACCGCCTGCAGTTGTTCGACACGACCGGCACGAAGCGTGCCGACATCGTGAACTTCATCAAGCTGGCCTACACCAAACAGGTGAACAAGGCCGGCCTGTCGAAGTTCCAGCTGCCCGCCAGTCACCCGATGGTCAGCCAGATCGCGGATAAGTGGATCGTGGAGATCTGGCGTCGCAACGCGGATCTGGGCGTGCCCTGGTATGCGGACTGGGCAGGCCTCTATCGAGAGCAGGATCGCGCCTACAAACGCACAGATGAGTTCGTGGGAGCGGCCGTGGGAAACCTCGAGATGCTTGCCTGGCGCCACGTCCTGTGGCCTGCCGGCACGCCGAACCGCAGTCTGTTCACCGCGGCGAAAGCAGAATCGATCCTGAAGACCTTAGTGACGTACAACGCCACCGGGAGTGCGAGCGTGGCGAATGGCCGCTGGGAGGATGGATCCTGGACGGGCCGAACGATCACGGTGCAGGCCGATGCCGCCGGCGGGGCCACGCTCAGCCTGCCCTGCCACGGCGACAACCTGCTCGACACGCTGAGCGGGATCTGCAAGATCGGGGTGGGCGGCGGCGACTTCGACCTGGTGCGCACCTCTGGCACCACCTGGGAGTTTCGCTGGTATCTGGGGCAGCGTGGCGTTGACCGCTCGAGCTCCGTGCTCTTCGCCACAGAGTTCGGCAACATGGCGGATCCCTGGTACAGCGAAAGCCGGATCGCCGAGAAGACCGTGGCGGTGGCCGCTGGCCAGGGCGAGAAGGCAGAGCGGCGCACGCGCACACGCACCGGGTCGAACTACTCGGCATCCAACGATATCGAAACCTTCGTGGATGACAAGAGCGCGAAGACCGACGCCGAGCTCGACCTGGCGGCCGACAAGCGTCTATCCGAGAAGCGGGCCAAGCTCGAGTACGGCTTCGAGATCTTGCAGACCCGCAGCACGGCCTATGGCCTGCACTACTGCGCCAACGGTGACATTGGCGACCTGGTGCGGGCTCGCTACTTTGGGATCGAAACCGTTCAGAAGATCGATCGCGTCTCTGTGGAGTACTCAGGGCGGGGCGTTGAGAAGATCAAGCCGGAGATGGTGAATGTCTGATCTGGTGCAGTCCCAGCTGGACTACCTCAGCGACCAGGTCGCCGACGTGCGATCGCAACTGGTTCCCCTGCAGCGCATGGAGATCAACGCCACGCGCAAGCGGCTGAGCGCCAACCTGACGCTCTATGTGCGCACGGATGGATCCGACAGCAACGACGGCCTGGCTAACACGGCGGCCCGGGCCTTCCTGACCATCCAGAAGGCCGTGGACGTTGCCAGCCAAGACTACGAGTCGGGCGCCTTCACGCTGACCATCCAGGTCCAGGACGGCACGTGGAGCCAGACCTCGACGCTGACCCTTGGCTCGCACATGATCGGCGGCGGCCTGATCCTGCAGGGCAACACGACCACGCCTGGAAACTGCATCCTCCGGGCGGACACCAATGGCATGTGGTTAGTGCTGGCTCAGTGGACGTCTACGTCCGCTTGGTACGTCAAAGGT